GACTAATAACGGTTCTTCAGGTGGAAACACCACATTTGGTTCGTCATTTTTAACCTGTAATGGCGGGTCGGGTGGAACATCTCAAAACAATAGCACTGTTGCTTATGGTGGCAGTGCAACTATTGGCTCTGGAGCATCTGGCATAGCTATTTCTGGAGGAAGTGGTAATGCAGGTGCTGCCTTTACAACTGTAGGAAATTATCAATCAGGTATGCCTGGTGGTGCTTCTGCTTTGGGAGGTAATGGTGCTGGTAATGCCAATGCAGCTTCTGGCGCTGGTGCAGCCAATTCAGGTGGTGGCGGCGGCGGCGGCGGTACAAATTCCTCAGGCGGTGGCATGGGAGGCGGCGGCGGCGCTGGTGGTTACATTGAAGCATGTATAAATTCTCCATCTGCAAGTTATTCTTATGCAATTGGTGCTGGAGGTTCTGGCGCTTCGGCGGGAACGAATGGTTTTGCAGGGGCTTCTGGAGGCTCTGGCATTATTTATATAACAGCTTATTTTTAAGGTAAAAAATGACTGTTTACGCAATTATTCAAGGCACTTCAGTAATCAATATCATTGATTATGAAAACGAGCCTTCAAACCCGCCGCCTGCATTTCCAGAAGGAACAATTGCAGTAATCGCAAATGGCGCAAGTGTTGGATGGACATATCAAAACAATATTTTTACTGCGCCAAGACCTAACGACATTCATGGTAATCCATGCAATAGCTGGACTTTAATCAACAATGTTTGGACACCTCCAACGCCTCAAAGTTCTGGAACTTATGGATGGGATGAGTCTAAGCAATCTTGGATTTAAAAATGACAACATTTAATTGGAAAATTTCAGAAGTCAAAGCCACAGATGGCTTGATTACCGAAGCCAAGTATCACGTTACTGCGATAGATGGTGATTATTCTGTGGATACAGAAGGATATTGGCGGTTTGGCGACCCAATTTTGGCCAAGCCTTATGCAGAAGTCACCGAGGAAGATGTGATTAATTGGGTCAAAGAAGATGCTACCCAACATGGCGAAAATATCATAGAATCACGCCTAGCGCAACAGCTTGCCAACATGGAAAAGAAAACCGTGTTGCCGCCTTGGGTTGCCCAAGTTTTCACACCAAATTTGGGTTAAATCATGGCTGTACCATTTGACATCATTAGCAGAGCATTAAAAGACATCGGCGCTTTGGAGGCAGGGGAATCTCCTACTCCTGAAGCCGCCGCAGACGCTTTTGATATGCTCAACGATATGATTGACCAATGGTCAAACGAAGATATGATGGTTTTCTACAAAACCGAGATCGTATTTCCGATTGTGCCTGGTCAAACGCAATACACGATTGGCCCTACTGGTAACATCAACGCCAGCTTTACAGGGTCTATTACTGGCAACGTCTTGACCGTCACGGGCATTAACTCTGGCGCTATTAACCTGAATCAGTATCTTAGCGGCTCGGGTATTACCGCAGGAACGCGCATTGTTGGCTTTTTAACAGGCGCAGGCAACAACGTGAACGAAGTTGGCACATACCAATTGAACGTCAGCCAGACCGTTGCATCCACCACAATCACAGGTTATTACGAGCGACCATTGGCGATTGATTCGTCTTTTGTACGTATTAACACTAACTCCAACGGTGTGCCAATTGTCAACGGCGGTCTAGATTACCCTGTTGCAATCTTGAATCTTGAAGATTACGAGATGATTGGCCTCAAGACGTTGAATGGCCCTTGGCCTAAAGCGATCTATTACCAGCCAACAGAGATTCTTGGAAACATTTATGTGTGGCCTAACCCTTCTCAGGGTGAGATGCACATCTTTGCCAATCAAATCTTTGCTAGATATAACACTTACTTTGACAACTTGGCATTGCCACAAGGCTATACAAACGCCTTGCGCTGGTGTTTGGCTGAACGCTTGATGCCTATGTATGGCAAAGCAAGTGCTACACAAATTCAGATGATTAATGCGTTTGCATCGCAGGCTAAAGCTACGGTGAAACGTACAAACATGAAACCACCTCAAGTATCTCGCTACCCTGATTCGCTGCTGGTTGGCAAATCCAAGGATGCTGGTTGGATACTTTCGGGGGGTTTCTTCCGTTGACGGATTGATGTATAATGTGATTGTTCATTTAAAAGGAGCAATCATGAACATAACAACGCAACAACTTGAAGAAAAACGCAGGAAACAAAGAGAATATGCAAAGGCTTATTACTGGAGAAAAAAGAATGGAGAAGGCCCTCGACCTCCAGGAAAGCCAGCAAACACGCCTGAAGTTTTGTGGTCAAAAGTTGATAAAAAAACTGAAAATGAATGTTGGAATTGGATGGGACTTAAAAATGAACAAGGATATGGAAGGGTTCAAATTAATGAATACTCTTACTATGCCCATCGTGTTATTTTTGATCTTGTCAATCCTGGCGTCATTCAATGGAATGCGCCAAGAAATTCATCAGAATCTGGTTTTCTTTTGCACACTTGCGACAATCCATCTTGTTGCAATCCAAAACATTTATTTGTTGGAACTCATGCCGACAACATGGCTGACAAAGCTGCAAAAGGTCGCAGTCCAGATTACACAGGCGATAAAGGCCCTCGTTGCAAATTGTCTATGTCTCAAGCGCAAGAAATTAGAGAATTGCGTAAGCAAGGCGTTTCTGCTCGTGAACTTTCAAAACAATATGGCATCAGTTTGCCATCCATCAAAACACTTTTGGCTGGCAAATCCTACGTGCCAAGGGAGTAATTAATGGCTGATTTTGGCTTTGTTGGCGCAAGTTACGAAGCTCCTTCCATCTATCAAGATGCACAGGAGTGTATTAACTTTCGCCCTGAAGTTGACCCTACGAAGCCTGATGGCGCTCGTGGCGTGGTTGCTTTATACCCAACGCCTGGGCTGACAATTCAAGCCACTTTACCAAATCAACAGGAAGTGCGCGGCTTGCGTACTTTGTCTGGTGGGAATATTCTTGTTGCTGTGTGTGGCTCATACGTTTACGCATTAAATACTGCGTTAACTCCTGTCATCATCGGTCAACTGAACTCAACATCTGGTCGGGTATCAATTTCTGACAACGGAATTAACGTCTACATTGTGGATGGAACTTACCGTTATACATGGGTTATTGGTACGCAAACGGCTGCGATTTTCACAGGGTCAACATCAGGTACTACCCTGACGGTTACTTCTGTTAAATCGGGGACTATTGCTGTTGGACAGCAATTCTTTGCTATCGGTGGCGCTCAAGAAACCGTGATTACTGCGCTTGGAACAGGTAGTGGTGGTGTTGGTACGTATACGATCAACATTAACCAAAACCTTATTTCTTCTCAGTTTTACACATCTTCAAGCGGCGCTATTGTAACTGGCGCAATTGCTGGCACTACGTTGACAGTCAGCGCTGTGTCTAGCGGTACTCTTTATGTTGGGCAGACAATCCAAGGCGCTGGTGTTACAGCCAACACTATGATTACTGCCCTTGGAACTGGCACAGGCGGCACAGGAACATACACAGTCAGTACCTCTCAAACCGTTGCGTCTGAGACTTTGTATGCCCTAAATTGGACGGTTATTCCATCGTCTGACGGTGCGTTTACTGGCGGTAATACTGTGGACATTGTGGACAATTATTTTGTCTATAACCGACCAAATAGCCAACAATGGGGCGCTTCTAACCTTTTGTCTCCTGTTAGCCCTGCTCTCAGCTATTCAGCCAAAGACGGTGCGCCTGATAACCTTGTCTCCCTTATTGTTGACCACCGAGAAGTTTATTTGTTGGGTGAGGCATCATCTGAGGCGTGGGTGGATGTGGGCGCTGTGCCTTTCCCATTCCAACGGATTCCAGGCACTTCTACGCAACACGGTATCGCAGCTAAGTTTTCCATGTCTCGCGTGGGTAACTCATTTGCTTATGTGTCGCAAAACAGCCGTGGTCAAGCCCAAGTCATGCAAATGAACGGCTATCAGCCACAGCGTATCTCAACTCACGCAGTTGAAAATACACTGGTCAACCAAAAGATTTCAGACGCTATTTCATGGACTTATCAATTAGAAGGCCATGAAGTTTATGTGGTGACATTTCCAAGTATCGGCACAAACGGCCTGACTTGGGCTTATGACGTTACAACAGGTATGTGGCATAAGTGGTTGTACACAAACAACTTAGGCCAATATGAGCGTCACCGTGGTAATTGTGCTGCGTTGTTTCAGGGCATGGTTCTCTGTGGGGACTATTCCAACGGCAACATTTACGAGATTGACTCCACTAATTACACTGATAACGGTCAAAACGTGCGTAGATTGCGCCGCTGCCCTCATTTAGTGACTGATTTGCAACGTCAATTTTTTGATGAGTTACAAATTCAATTTCAACCTGGTGTTGGTTTATCTGGTATCACTACACCGTTAAATCAAGAAGTTGTAGGTGCAAACCCTCAAGCTATGTTGCGCTGGTCAAATGACGGTGGCTCTACATGGTCGCGTGAATACTGGGTTTCTATTGGTCTTGAAGGCAAATACAAGAATCGTGCCATTTGGCGCAGATTGGGTACAGCCCGAGATCGAGTGTATGAAGTCGTTGTCTCAGACCCTGTGAAAGCGGTCATTGTTTCTGCCAACCTTAAAGCTTCTGAAGGAGAAAACTAATGGCTGGTGGAATTTACGGCTCAACGCAAACAAACCCATACCCGCAGTCAGAGTTTTTGGATAGCTCAACCAAACGCCCGACTCGTGCTTGGCAACAGTTCTTTCTTAATCTGTTGAACTTCTCATCGGCAACCACAGCAACGACAGGCTCTGGTAGCCTTCCTGCTGCGCCCGTAGGTTTTATAAACATTACGGTAAATGGTAAACCTTTCAAAGTCCCGTATTACAATCAATAACATGACAATTGCACAAGAATTTGCTGAAAAATTGGGCACTTTTGAAGTTAACCCATGTGTTGTACATCATTTTTCTGATGGGCTATACGCCAAGGAAATGACCATTCCAGCAAATTATCAGGCTTGTCAACACGCTCACAATTACTCGCATTTGTCTATTTTGGCAAAAGGTCGAGTTCTTGTTGAAACTGATGATTGGGAAAAAGAATTTAAAGCGCCTGCTTGTATTGAAATTAAAGCGGGTGTTTTTCACAAAATCACAAGTCTTGAAGATTGTGTTTGGTTTTGTGTCCACGCAACTGATGAAACCGACCCAGAAAAGGTCGATGAAATTTTGATTCAAAGGGGTTAATATGCCTTTAGGTTCTCTTACTGGCGCAGCAATTATGGGAGGCGGTAGCCTCTTGGGTGGTTTGTTTGGTGCTGGCGCTGCTGAAAGTGCTGCTGATACACAAGCTGGTGCTGCTAGATATGCTGCCGATATCCAAAAGCAGATGTTTGACACGCAAAACCAACAACTTGCACCAAATCGTGCGGCTGGTTACCAAGCATTAAACACTCTTGGGTCATTGGGTTCTGGCACATACGGAATGTATGATGCTAATGGGAATCCAACAGGAACAGGCACAGGTTCTGGTTATCTAACGCATCAATTCAATGCAACAGATTTGCAAAATGGTTTAGCGCCTAATTATGATTTTATGCTTAACCAAGGTCAGATGACTAACCAACGTGCTGCAAACGTGGGTGGTGGTGCTATTGGTGGTAATGCCTTGCAAGGTTTGAATCAATTTACGCAAGATTACGCTGGTAACGCTTATCAAAACGCTTTTCAAAATTATCAAACTCAGCGCACAGGCATTTACAACACTTTGGCTGATATTGCTGGCTTGGGTCAAAACGCTCAAAATACAACTGCTAACTTGGCCTCCAACACTGCTGGCGCATTAGGCCAAACAGCTATTGGTGGCGCGGCGGCTCAAGCGGCTGGAACTATTGGTTCGGCAAACGCTTTGTCTGGCGGTTTGCAGGGCGCTGGAAACGCTTACTTTTTAAACAATTTGTTGAATAAAAATCAAGGAGGCTATACGCCTTCTTCAACGCCAGTTACACCTGTTTCGCAATTGGATTACAGTTTGCAGCCAACGCAAAAGTTAAACAATTTTGGCGCTAATTTAGTTCAGGAGGATTAATCATGGCTGACTTAACCACAACTCCTGTTGCTACGCAGATTCAGCCTCCCAAAAATATGACTCTTGCGGACATGGTGAACTTGGCTGGTGGCATCCAAGCATACAAACAGTCGCAACAACTTAATCCGTTGCAGCTTCAAAAAGCTCAATTGGAATTGCAACAAGCGCAACAAACATCGCCTTTGGCTGTGCGTGAGGCTGCGGCTAGAACATCTACGGCTGAAACTGGGTCTAAAAAAGCAAATTCAGAATTGAACGCTTACTATCAAGATCAAACACGCAAGACCTATGGCGGCTTGTTAACCGACCCTGATTTCAATCCTAAAAATCCTAATCCTGAAGCTATTAAAGAAAAATTAAACGAAGCTAAGGATTATTTGGTTAACGTCATTGGTGTGCCTGAGCATGAAAGCAAAATGCACGACAAATTGTTGGAGCACATTGACAAGCATGGTGCTGCTGGCGCTCAACGAGTGATTCAAACAATCGCTAATGGTGTACAACAAGCAGGCACTAATACAGAGCAATTTGGTCAAGTTAACAAAGCGCCTACTTACATTAACCAAGGCCAGTACGCTGTGCCTGTGTACACATCGCCTTATCAAAGTGGTGGCCCAGGTCAAGCGCCAGCGGTCAAAATGGAATTGCCGCCAACAACTGAAATCGTTAATCCTGAAACTGGAGAAAGACAGCTTCTTGGAAATGCGCCAACAAAAAATCAAAAATTGATTACAGGTCTTGGTTCTGCCCAACAAGCCACCCAAGAAGCTGTTGGCGGTCTTGTCAAATCTGACATTTCGCAAACAATGGCTGATGCTTCTGCGGCTCAAAACCGCATTGCAACATTTCAAAAAATCAAACAACTTACACCTGAATCGTTTACTGGTGTTGGTGGCGAGCGCAAAAAATTCTTGTCTGGCTTGGCTCAGTCTGTTGGTATCCCTGTTGCTGAACTTGAAACATCATCCACAGACGAATTGGCTAAAAATTCTAAGTTGTTGGCATTGGCTGGTGGAAATACCGATGCCGCTCGTTCAATTGCTGAAATGGCAACGCCTAACGCCAAGATGACCAAGGAGGCGATGTTGCGCGTTTCAGATCAATTGATTGGCATGGAAAAAATGAAGTTGGCAAAAGCCGCTTACCTTTCTTCTTCAATCAACAACCCTGCTGAATACAAACGCAAATTGGATACGTTTAACAATTTTTCAGACTTCCGTCTTTTCCAAGAAATGACACCTCAAGAAGTCGCTAAATTAAAATCATCTATGTCGCCTGCTCAACAACAAGAGATGAGCAACAAAATCAAGCAAGCAAGAGCATTAGGGATTATTCAATAATGGGAACTCTAGCCGAATTGTGGGACGCGCCCACTACTGAAAAAAAGACAACGCAAGATGTTGCTCCTAAGCGCAATGCGTTTTCTACGTATGTGCCTGGTACACAAATCGGCTCAGAAGCCACTTCTAACTTGGCTGATTTGTGGGAGCAAACACCTGCCGCAGAACAACCAAAAGAAGAACAACCAAATGGCATGGTTGCTGATGCCATTCAAAAAGCATTTGAAGCTCGTCACAAATTTAATCAAACCGTTGCTGGTGTTGGCGAGGCTGGGTTGACCGCATTAACTGGCGCTGTTGCTGCTCCATTGGCGGCGGCTACTGGTTTGGTTTATGGCGTTCGTGGCGGCAATCCAGAAGAACAAGCTCGTAACTTAATGCAGCAAATGACTTATCAGCCAAGAACGGCTAAAGGTCAAGAGTATGTGCAATCATTGCAAAATGCTTTTGAAGCATCTAAATTGCCGCCTGTTTTTCCTGAAGCTCAATCATTGGTTGGAGCGCAGGCAAATCGTGCCGCTGTTAAAGCCGCTATTCCAGAAGTAACAATTGAGCGTCAAGGCGTCAAGCCTACTGTCAGTTCAATGCAAAACGCTGGCGCTGCCGCAACAACCAACGAGGCTTCCATTAAAGAAGCCATTGCCCATGCAAGCCCTGAAATTCAAACTGAAATTTCTAAATTGCCGCCTCATGAGGTTAACTTACCTGTATTGCAAAGACACATTGAAGCTGACTCTTTGCCTATCCCTGTGAGATTGACGGAAGGTCAAGCAACGCAAGACATTCATAAGATTTCAAATGAATGGAATAGTCGGGCAAAAAATCAAGAACTTGCAAATCGTTTTAACGAGCAAAATGGTCAACTGATAGAAAATTTAAACGCAATCAGAGATCAAGCCGCGCCTAACGTATACGGTACAAATCACGTAGAAAATGGCGAAGCAATTATCAATTCTTACAAAGAACTTGACAATCATCTTAAACAAGGCATTACTGAAAAGTACAACGCTTTGAAAGAAGCCGCTGGTGGTGAATTCCCTGTAAATGGGCAAGAAGTCGCCAATAATGCTTTTGCTAATTTGCGTAAAGAACTTAAAACAGATTTTTTGTCTCCTGCTATTGCCAAACAACTAGAATCATTCAAAGCTGGTGAGCCAATGACGTTTGAGCAATTTGAAGCCATGCGTACAAACTTGGCGGCTGAAATTAGAAAAGCCGAAAGAACGGGCGATGGTAATGCGGCGGCTGCGGCTGGCATTGTTCGCCAAGCTCTTGAAGATTTGCCGTTAACGGGTGATGCAGCGGAACTTAAACCTTTGGCTGATGTGGCAAGAACTGCGGCTAGAGAGCGATTTGATTTGCTTAAAAAAGACAAAGCATTTAATGCCGCTGTAAATGACAAAGTGGCTGCTGATGACTTTATCAATAAATTTGTTGTCAATGGCAAAAAAGCAGACATTGACCAAATGGTACAAATTCTTGGTCAAGATTCAACAGCTAGAGAAACAATGGCGGCTGGCATTGTCAACTGGTTAAAAAGCAAATCAGGCATTGTGAATGAAAGTGGAAACTTTAGCCAAGCTGGATACAACAAAGCATTGGCACAAGTCGACCCTAAGTTACTTGCGATTGTTGGCCCTGATGTGGAAAGACAATTAAAGGCTTTGGGAAATGTTGCAAAATACACCCAAATTCGACCCAAAGGCAGTTATGTAAATGAATCAAACACATTTACAGCCGCCTTGGGTGAAAAAGCAAAAACAGGACTTGAACAAGCAATTAATTTAAAAACTGGCGGTCTTGGAACTATGGGGCGTCAATTTTTACAAAAACGTGCGGCTGAAAAACAAATTCAAGAATCATTGAAACCAGCAGCAGGCGCAAAACTTTCAGACATTGGTAAGGAACAAAAATGAGCGTTAATCTTGCACCCATCGGTAACGGTTTTCAATTTTTCACTAGCACAGGCTTGCCTTTAGCTGGTGGTCAAATCTACACCTATCAAGCAGGTTCAAGCACACCGCTTGCGACCTACTCTGATAACGGTGGTGTGTATGCCAACACCAACCCTATTGTCTTGGGTTCAGATGGACGCCCACAGACTGAAATTTGGTTGACTTACGGTTTTAACTACAAGTTTGTTCTGCAAGACGCAGTGGGCAACACCATTCAAACTTACGATAACTTGTATGGTATTGTTGGAGTTCAATCATCTAGTGGCGCAACAATTCCTAGTGGATTGATCTCTTTGTGGTCTGGTTCAATTGGGTCTATTCCTTCTGGTTGGTTGTTGTGTGACGGTACTAATGGAACGCCTAACCTAAAAGATTCATTCATTGTTGGCGCGGGTAATTTGTATTCTGTTGGTGGAACTGGTGGTTCAACAGACGCTATTGTGGTATCTCATACCCATACAGCCACTTCAACTTCAACAGTTACAGACCCTGGCCATCACCACAATTACACAGCTCCTTCTTCTGGTGGTGGCAGCGGTTTTGCTGCTGCTGGTTCAGGGTCTCAAGTTAACGGAACTTCGACAACCACTTCAACAACTGGCGTTTCCGTTGCGACCACTACAACCAACAATTCAACTGGTGTAAGCGGAACAAACGCAAATCTGCCTCCTTACTATGCTCTCGCATACATCATGAAATCATAAGGTGTTGAGATGGAAGAACAAACCATTACCCACAAAGAAATCTATGACCGCCTTGTTTTGGTGGAAACAAAGATTGATTCAATTGATACAAACACCAAAGGTTTGGTCGATGCTTTTCAATCGTTACAAGGCGCATTTAAGGTCTTAGGCTGGATTGCTTCTGCTGCCAAGCCTATTCTTTGGATAGCTGGTGCGTTTGGTGCGGCAACTTTGTTTTGGTCGCAACTTGGCAAAAAGTGAGTAGCCCATTGACCCGATCACCCTCCTTCTTGGCGCAGTCACTTTGGTCAAACAGATCAAAGCGGGTTGCGACCAACTCCATGAAGGACGCATGGCGATTGAGGAGTTCAAGAAGGGGACTGAACGTGCCATTGGTGACGTTAAAGCCATTGCAAAAGAAGTTTCTGGAATATGGGGTTGGTTCAAGAGTTTATTTGGCGTTAAGAAAGCTATTGTCGCCGTTGCAGAGCCTATTAAAAAAGTCAAGCGTCACCAAGATTCTGAAGAACTCCAAGCACAGCTTATCGTGGATGTTGGTCAAAAAATGGGAGACTTCTTTGATTTGCATCAGAAGCTCACAAATTATTACAAAGACCTTGAGGAAACATCGAACACGGTCTACGACCCAAACGCAAACCTCGCCAAGAACGCAATGGATAGGGCGCTTGTAGAACTTCAACTGGAGAACTTGAGCATAGAGATACGAGAGGCTATGGTGTATGCGCCCCCTGAGTTAAAGGACATATACACGAGGTTTCTCAAGATGCACAGTCGGATTGTTGAAGAACAGGAATTCGCAAGGCGTGAGCAAATCAGGAAAAGGAATGAGGCAAGATGGCTACGCGAGGAAATCAGCAAGCGCCGACAAATGCGGGTCGCCTTGGCGGTAACGCTCGGGCTTCTGGCGGCGTGGGTGTGGGGCTTGATGATTACTCTGCGGCTGACGACTCAGGATTTCATGCAATACTAATCTTGTTGGTGTTGTTGTTTGCTTTGTTAGTGCCTGCGGCTGGATATGTTTGGTATCGAGCGTATGTGGCTGAAATGGCAATGGAGCATACTTTGCGAAAACTGCAACAGGCTCAAAAAGAAATTGAGGAAGCAAGGAAATGAAGTACATCATTCTTTTACTGTTGCTGGCAGGCTGTGAAGATCGTTATCGATATATCTGCCAAGACCCCAATCATTTTGGTGATGCACAATGTCAAAAACCAATTTGTGAGTTCACCCAAACCTGTCCTGAGTATCTTGTAGCACCTATCTTGGAGAAAAAAATTGAAGGAAATCCTGTTACAACTCCTAGCGCCCAACAATGCCAGGCTAACTGCCGATGAGATAGACGTTCGCGTCAGAGCGTTTGTCGTCATTATGGTGACGCTGATATTTGCGTTTATTACGTTTGCTTTGTTGTATTCGGTGACGTTTGTAACTCAGCCGATTAAGCAAATGGCCCCGATTGACCAAGCCTACACAAAGATGTTGAACGACATTGTTTTGTTGATTGTGGGCGGAATTGGTGGCATCTTGACCAAAGGCGTGAGCAATGAGGCCAAAGACATGATGAACGCTGCCAAATCAAACACAGCGGCTTATGTTGCTCCTCCTGTGCAGTCTATTCAAGTAGCCGAATGGTCTGCGCCTTCAGCGCCTTCTACGCCTGCTAATCATCTTGAGCCAGACCATGAGCGTGAAGCTATGGCTGCGGCTCGTCAATCGGTTAAGGAATGACGATGAACCCTTGGGTTATTTTAAGCGTTTTAATGACTTTGGCAGGTGTTTATGGTTATGGACACCACCAAGGTTACAAAGAGAAAGAGACAGAAGATGCTATCGTCATTGGTAAAAAGAATCAGGAAATGTCTGACGCAAAGGAACAAGCGGATGCTCAACTCGCACAAGCAAAAAAATCTTTGGCAACTAAAAACTCTCAGCTTGTTAATGCTATCCATACTGGTGAGCAGCGGTTGTTCGTCAACGTCACCCCCCAAGCTGGATGTACCGCCTCTAGCGATACAGAAACGAGAGCCGAACTTGACAGATCGGTTAGTGAAGCTCTTGTCACCATCACAGGAGACGGAGACCAAGCCATTGTCGAACTTAACGCCTGCATTGACCAGTACTCAAAAATGAGGGAGATCATTCATGGTAAGCGCTGAACAACTCCAACAACTTGGTATTGGTATCGAATGGACGCCTGCACTTAACGATACGTTTGCAAAATTCAACATTGCAACACCTCGCCAGCAAGCAGCGTTTATCGGTCAATGCAGCCATGAGTGCAACAACTTCAAAACGCTTGAGGAAAACTTAAACTACAAAGCCGAGACTTTGATTAAATTGTGGCCTAGCCGATTCCCTACTTTGGAGATTGCTAATGCCTACGCCCACCAGCCCCAAAAGATTGCTAACAAGGTCTACGCCTCACGCATGGGCAATCGTGACGAAGCGTCTGGTGATGGGTTCAAGTTCAGAGGCAGGGGTTGTATCCAACTCACGGGGCATGACTCGTATTGGCACTTTGGCCAGGCCGTCAATGCCGATCTTGTGGCCTCACCCGATTTGGTGTCCTCGCCTAAATACGCTGCGCTAAGTGCTGGCTGGTTCTGGTCAACACATAACCTCAATGCTTTGGCGGATGCCATGAACTATGAGGCTGTAACTCGCAAAATCAATGGTGGCATCTTTGGACTTGCTGAACGAATTGCATTGACTCAGAAAGCCTATCAGGTTTTAGTCTGACAAGGCTTCAATCATCACCCAAGTGGCAATGAGCAAAGCGGTAAAAAATCCTGCTCCAAAAAACAGGATTGTGCAAAGCATGAGGATGTTGCAAATATCGTCATCCATTGTTTTTTTCCTTGAGTTTGGCATCAATCAAACTTGCAAAATTTAAGTATCGCGGGACTCCGCATCGGCTAGCTTGCCATAGTTCGTAAGTTTCTTCTTGAGTAAGTTCTACCCATGTGCGTTGTTGTGGGTGGGTGTAGAGTGCCGTACCAACAGGCAATACCACAGATGATTTGATTGGTGCGTAGGTAAAACGTCCACCGTACATTCCAGTAACCACCGCCACAGGCTTATCCTGCTCTTGCTTGGGTTGTGTGCGGGGTTGTTGTAGGCAAACATGAGCTGAATCGCCTGAACCGCTGAAGTCATATCCGCATTTATGGCATCTGAGAGCTGTACTCATGTATTCTCCTTTATGCCGTGGGCGGCTTCGATTGCTCTGGCAAAACGAGTTCTAAAGTCATTCACAATTCCGACCAAAGGCATATTTGCCACTGTGTCGGCGATTTCATTAATTCGCGCATCCGTCAACGGCTTGCGGGGTTGTGGGTTGGTGTAAAGAGGAATGTTTTGATAGGCGCAACCAAACATACTTTCTTGCTTCACCTCATAAAGAGTTGCCCCGCCATCTTTGCTGAATTTTCCCATCCAATAGCCCACAGGCTCGTTCTGCTCTGCCTCTGCAATGGCTTGGCGGGCTTTATTCCAGTGTTCAAATACATCACCAGACGCACCTTTTGGAAAGGCTTTCAATAATGCAGCTTCATAATGTTTCATTGCTTCAATGCTCATCATCTTCTCCCCAAGGGTGGTTCGTTGCATCAGCGTACAACGCCAAGCAGCCTCCGACAATAAAAATGGCAACAATGCCGCCAACAATAATATCAATCCAATCCATCATTTGCCTCCTCGTTCTTTGACCAAGAAATATGTGTGTTTGAGGTTTGGGTCTAATCTTCTTGTTTGAACAAGGCAAATAGTCGCACCAAATCTGTCATCATCCGCAAATCGCGCAACAACAATATTGCCGCCAAGCGCTTTTCTTTTAAGGTAGATCATGTGCGTAGGTCGTCATTGAGTTTGAAAAGCATCATGGTGGCAAAGCCCCACGCCCACACAGTCAGAACGATTTTCAAGTTCATCGTCCAGTTAGCCAAATCCCAGCTTGCCGAGATGCCAGCGCCGATGATGTACCAGAACGCATAGCTGATGATGAACGGGGTCATGATGAACCCAATGGTTGAAAAGTAGCGTTTCATTTCATGCTCCTTGTTTCAAAAAATCCATTCAAGTGTGGATGCTCTTTCATAAACCGTCTTGCCAAATGTGGCGTGATGTGGTCATTGATCTTCCATTCGCCGCTGGCTTCTTTTAAAGCTGAATGGTGACGCAAGAACTCAATGATTGTTCTTGCTGAATAATGGCGGTGGCCTCGCTGATAGATCAACAACGCCTGCTCCTCAAACGCTTTCCAAATGTGGTTGTTTTCAGCAAACCAGTTTTCGATGTTCATAATGTGCCTCTTAATTTGTCAAAAAAATGGGGACAAAGCCCCATAACTCAGAATGGGATGGTTTCGTCAAAATCGTCTTTAGGAAAACCTTGGTAGCCTTCTTTTGGCTTGGGTTCATTTAAATATGCCCAACCAGACCAGCCCTGCTCGGTAATGGGCATCAAATCCATTTTGAGCATTAAACCTGATTTGGTTTCAACAACTGAACCCAGACGTTGATAGCGGTTCTTTTCTTGACCGTCTTTGTTGGTGTATTTGCCAACAACTGCCACCACTTCATACATTGTTTTAGCCATTTTTCACTTTCTTGATTGCGGAACGATATTTACTGTCTAACATAGACCAGAGATGCGTTTTCTCCTCGGGGTCGGTGATTGCTTCCCATTCTGCCAACGCTTCATTCATTTCGCCTGCGTCCATGCTGGCAACAATGAATTTAGCAGAAGTTAACAAGACTTCTTTGCGATCTTCTTTGACCATCTCTTGTACAGGCTTGGTCGGTGTGTGTTTAGGCACTGACTTGCTGGCGGCGTTTCCATCGTCATCTTCAGGAGCAATTCCACAAGCAGCCATTAATGAATAACGGCGACCATAAGTAAGAGCCGAAGCGTAGCCTTGTGGGTCTTTCTTGGTGGCAGGAAAGTGGACAATGCCACATTCAAGCATTTCGCCTGATTCATGGACAAACACAGTTTCCACCATAATTCCATCAGCGCAGTCGTAGTTCTTTTGAAGCAGATAAATGCCATTGTTGTTTAAAGCGTCTATAACCGCCTCAACGCAAGCTGATAGGTCAGCGTAGCGTGAACGGAAATGCGGGTTTGTAGCGGTCTTTAAAGCAGGGCCAAACGCCTTCTGTGCTTTAACCAATGCTGTTGCAATATTTTTCATGGCATTACTCCTTGTTCGTATGCTTCGTGTTCGTTTTGTGCAATTAAGCGCAAGATTGATTGTTTCTCTTTTTCGCCAAGCAAATGGTCAATAGTTTCACGGTCTCCATTTGCAGAAACTGCAATCACTTTGTAATCCAGCCCAAATTTAGAAAACTCGTATTCAATGAACAAATCACGTTCACCAAGAATTTCGTCCATTGACATGGGATATGAAAATGTTTCAAAGCTAATCATTCCAATACCTCCGCTGATTTAGGTTTTCCTGTTTTGCCATCAAAAATAACTTTGATATTGGCTGTAGCAAAAGGGAAAGCAGAGGCTGGACCCCATGTTAAAGATTTACTTGCATGAACATAGCCTACAAAATCAGGCTTTGGCTCGGGTTTGATGCGGTAAACGCCATGATTAAGCCATTCTGGTGTTTCACTGTCATACCATCTCCCACTAATCCCCAAATGTTGAATCTCAGCACCATCAGCCCATGCTTTTATAAGGTCTGCGTGTTTATGCGGTTTCATTTACGTGCCTCCAGCATTGCGTCTGCCATTGCATAGGCGTATTTGTTGGAAATGCTGGTTCATTAATTTCATTAATCATTTTGCACCCCACAGTAAATGAACTAAGAAGCCAGCGGCAAACGCCAACGTGATGTACACCCAAAACTCAGCATTGGATGCCTGCTCGTCTTTGTTGATTGACTGCTGATATGAAAGATACTGCTCGTGCTTGACGGTGTTGGGAAACGCCTCGTCAAGTGTGCGTGGATACTGTCGTGTGGTTGGGTTGAGATCATTCATAATGTGCTCCTTAAAAGACCGCAGATGTTGCGGCATGGATAGAAGTGTACAGTAAAATTTACGAATAACGCAACAATTTGCAAAATATTTTCATTGTGTTGTATTTTTGTCAATTTACCTATACAATTCACCCATGACAAAAGAAGATGCTATCAAACGTGCAGGCTCACCTAGTGAGCTTGCTAGGCTGCTTGGATGCTCTAGGCAAGCTGTAAACAACTGGGTCAAGCTACCGCAGGGTAGGCTATGGCAGTTAATGGTATTGCGCCCAGAATGGTTTGAGGTGATTGAATGAGGTGGGCATTGCTTATCGTTGCTTTCTTGCTGGCGCTCAATGGTGAGACTGCTTGGCTTCTTTTTATGATGATCGCAATGGTCTTACACGGAATTGATATATAATTTTTTGAAACACGGCTAGGTCTGAAGTCATGAGCAGACCGAAAAGGGTTACACCTTCCCCTGCCGCCGTTTCTTTTCAAAGGTGCGTGAAAAAGGTAAAACTCAATGCATTACTATCAGTTTCATATTGGCGACTATGCCAGCCACACACGCCATTTATCTTTGATGGAAGATTTGGCTTATCGGCGACTTCTTGATTTTTATTACCTTCATGAACAACCAATAAAACAGCGAGATATTGCTCGTCAAATTGGCATGAGAGAGAATGAACAAGACGTTTTAACCGTCCTCAACGAGTTTTTTTTGTCTACTGATGATGGATTCGTTAGTCCTAGAGCAGACAAAGAAATAGAACATTACCATTCAAAAGTTGAACAGGCGTCTAAAGCTGGCAAGGCATCTGCTGAACGAAGGCTAAACAAGCGTTCAACGGATGTTCAACCAACCATAAACCAAGAACCATTAACCAATAACCAAGAACCATATTTAGAAGTAGCTAAAGCTACTCGTCCCCGCCAAGCGGGAACGCCACCTGCACCAGTTGAACAAATTGTTGAGATGTACAACACGATGTTGCCAATGTTATCGGCTGTGACAGTTGTTAACGATAGCCGCAGACGAGCAATATCCTCTCGATGGCGAGAAGTGGTGACTGCTGACAAATTGGATCGGGAAAAGGGTTTAGAGTTTTTTCAATGGTTCTTTGACATGGTTTCCAAATCTAAGTTTTTGACAGGCAGAGTCAAGGATTGGAAAGCTGACATTGATTTTTTGTTCAACGCTTCAAAATTCCCGCGAATTGTTGAAGGCACATATCACAAGGAATAAACATGGCTTATCTTGACGCAAAACGTAAATACGAATCCGAACCCAAACAAGAAAATGACGAATTTCAACGTTTGATGTGTGCTGTGCCTGGATGTCCAAATCGGTGGTCAGTTCAGATTGAAAAGCCAATGTGCAGCAGACACCAATGGGGTGAAAATCCGTTTAAAGCAAAAGTTAAGGCAACCAAACCACCAACAGATTTGCGCGAGTTGTTGAAATTTCCACCCAAGAAAAGTTTTATAGAAAAAGATGATGAGGTTGGTTTTTAAATGACAAAATATGAAGCGCATGAAATCCTAGACCGAGTAAAAAATGGACTCTGGCAACCAGAAAAATCAATTACAGAAGCCCTTTTCGTATGCGGAGATTTACAACGACCAAGTAATCCATTACGCAAAGATGGCTTTGAATCCTGCTACGTTAGATCACGCCAGATTTATGGTGAAGCAGCTTATGAACGAACCTTCGGGATTGTTCAAGAAGTTGGGTCAAGACGTTGCACAGAAGATTGAGGAATTGAAATGAGCAAAGAAGAATTGATTGTTTTGTTGCGCTCAGTGGGCGTGGATGAGAACACCGTGACCGCTATGACAAACGCTTATGACCTTGGCGTGGAGTGGCAGAAACAACAGCAAGGCGAAGCCAACATCGTGCGGGGTAGCGAATGAGACACGCTGCGCGGGTGGATGCAAATCAAACGCAAGTGGTATCTGCTTTACGAGCCGCTGGCGCTTACGTTTGGATTATTGGTCTGCCAGTGGATATTTTGTGCGGATATCGCAACCATACTTTTTTAATTGAGATCAAATCTGACAACAAAAAAAAATTGACAAAATTACAACAAGAGTTTTTTGAGCATTGGATTGGTGGTACATTGTGCCGTGTAGACAACGCAGAAGCAGCCCTAAGAGCAATTGGGGCTATAAGGACAAATGATGAGCGCCCATGAAGCAAAAATTAATCAAGAACTTGTTAAACAATTTTTTGATTATCAAGATGGAAAACTTTTTTGGAAAATTTCCAGAACTAACTCTATAAAAGTTGGCGATGAAGCTGGCACTTTAAATAAAGTTGGATATAGACAAATTGGTTTAAAAATAAACAACAAAAAAGCTATTTTTGCAACTCATCGTTTAATTTATTTATATCATTATGGATTTATTCCTAAAGAAGTAGATCACATTAATTTAGTAAAAACAGACAATCGTATTGAAAATTTGCGAGAGGCAACAAGATCGCAAAACAACATCAACAGGTTGCCAAGATCAGACAATAAATCTGGTGTTTCTGGTGTTTATTTTTGCAAAAAAAGCAAACTATGGATTGCTAGATTGTGGATAAATAAAAAATGTGTATGGATGCAAAAGTTCAACACATTGGAAGAAGCCGCTGAAGTAAGACACGAAAAAAATGTTTTGATTAATAAAGATTTTGCAAGGAAATGTTATGTCTGAATCCGCACACAAGGCCATTGAATTTATCCTCAAAAACCGCAAAGAATTTGCAGCCGCAAAAGCCAAACGCTGCCATCTTGAAGAATTCAGGAAGTCCAAAAAGGCTTTACTGATGACAGAAGCCCTTAAAACAGGCATAGAGGCGGCAAACGCGCAAGAGCGATACGCATATAGCCACCCAGACTATCAGGCGCTTTTAGAGGGCTTGGCTGAGGCTATTGAAATCGAAGAATTCCTAAAGTGGGGAATGGAAGCTGCAAGGATGCGGGTTGATGTTTGGCGTAGCGAAGAAGCCAGCAATCGTATGACGGATAAAGCAACACAATGAACACGAAAAAACACGCAATACACACATCCGAATCTTTGCTGGCCAGAACAATTGAAGTCGGTGATTGTTTGGAATGGCAAGGATATTTTGCCAACGGAACACCTTATGTAAGCAACAACGGAAAGATGACAAGCGTTAGACGGTTGTTTTCTGGTTTGTTAAACAAGGATTTTGTAGCAGGTGGGTTTATCGTGCCAAAGTGCGACAACCACCGATGTATCAATCCAGATCATGCCATACGCTTAAGTCGCTCCAAAATGTCGTCACGCAATGGAAAACGTGCGGTTCAAAGCATTGCAAAAAGGCTTAAGATTCAAAAGTTTAAGCAACAAACCGAAGGTAAATTGTCATGGGACAAAGTGGATGAGATACGAGCCACCAATGTGCCTTCGAGAGTTCTAGCTGAAAAATTTGGGGTAGACAAGTCGTTGATTTGCAGGGTACGCACTGGACAGGCTTGGAAACGGATAGAAAACAACATTTTTGCGGGGTTGCTATGACACAAATTGAAATTATTTTTTTGGCAATAGAAGCTGGATTTACAGAACAAAATGTATCTGAAACAAGTGGGGAACAAACATGAATTATGAAGCATGGATTGCCGAGAAGGTGAATAGCGGCAAAGAGGCGACCATCAGTTTGGGTTTGCTTGAAAAATTAATGTACGAGCCTTCGATCAAGCACTGGATTGAGAGCACAGCCAAAAAGTTGGGCTGCAAAGCCACTATTCATTGGAAAAGCGATGTAGTGACCTTTTACCCAGTGAGTGCAATATGAGTTTCATTGCTTTTGCACGAGCTTACAAAGTTTTAGACAAAATAAGGAGCATGAAGTGAGAAAGCAGTGCCGAAGGAAAATTTGGTCAACCGATATTGATGTGATTGCTCACGCTATCGCTGGCGCAAGCATCACAGACAATGCAAGCCTAAACAAGCTGCGTTTGGCTGAATTGTCAGCTTTGGAAGCCATGCGAATGGGTCAAGGCACAGTTGACGATTGGCGTATGCTGGTTGACCTCATGAATATCTGCGAGACATTTGCCAAAAGCGGCATTGGCCCTGAAGCCCTGCCAGACTGCAAATTAGCCCAAGAAAGCCTACATAAAGCCGCTTTAAGGTACGAAGCCACCGAGCGTATGGGTTTGGATGGGCAAGGCATCAAAGCGTTGCAAAACGTGCGGGAATGGCATGATTTACAGCGTACAAGCGTAGCAAGGTCGGTTTACGAGCGCATGATTGAAAAAACCCGCAACAACATCCGTTCACACGGCAAGGATGTGGTGGTGATATGAAAGTTCAAATTGGAGACGCAACGCTGTACTTAGGCGATTGCATGGACATTCTTCCGACCTTAGACAAGGTTGATGCGGTGATTACTGACCCGCCTTATGGCATCAATGAAAACAGCAAAAAAGTGGCAAGTCGTGGAAAACTTGCTGCGCCTAAAGATTATGGTGATTTTGATTGGGACAAAGCGCCACCCCCTGACGAATTGATTGAACTGATACGCACAAAAGCACAGTTTCAGGCTTTTTTTGGTGGTAATTACTTCACTTTGCCACCTACATCATGCTGGCTTGTTTGGGATAAATTGAACGGAGACAATGATTTTGCTGATTGCGAACTTGCTTGGACAAACTGGCCTAAAGCTGTAAGGCGTTTGCAATGGAGATGGAACGGAATGATTCGCCAAGGAAATGAGGAGCGTTACCACCCAACGCAAAAACCAATAGGCGTAATGAAATGGGTTATTGAACTTTGCCCAAAAGCTGAAACAATCCTAGACCCATTCATGGGAAGTGGCACAACAGGCGTGGCAGCTATTCAAATGGGTCGCAAATTCATTGGTATTGAGCGTGAACCAAAGTATTTTGAGATTGCTTGCAAGCGCATAGAACAAGCCAGCAAGCAGATTGATATGTTTGTTGACCAACCAAAACAAGAACAAGTAAGTTTTTTATGACTGCCAGACCAAAGTTTAATTACTTCCGTAGCAAGCAGCACCTGAAAAACGTAGCGTCACTGCCTTGCCAAATTTGTTATGCTGAAGGCAGAACACAGGCAAGCCATTCAAACCAAGCTAAACATGGAAAAGGCCGTTCGCTTCGTGCTAGTGACGAGTACACGGCTGCATTATGTGTTGAGCATCATTACGCAATTGACCAAGGTTCAAGCCTTACGAAACAACAGCGAGTTGATATGTGGAATGAAGCACATCAAAAAACAGTTTGCCGCCTTGTTGAGCAAGGCTTGTGGCCTAAAGAGATAATGCCTTAGAACTTACGCATATTTGGCAAAGGTGCGTCTTTTTGTGAGTTACGTTCGTGGCTCATGTGCATGGGGTGAGCGTGGGCAGCGTCAGTTTTTTCATGTTCACGCAGTTCTTTTTCCAAACCCATAACCTCACGGCGCTCTTTTTTGTACTCACGTTCGATAACGTAGTTTGAAGGTTCACGGTGTTTGGGCTTTTCAGCTTTAACAGAAAATTTGGTTGCCATTGGAAAAACTCCTATAATGTGTGTGCCGATTATGGCAAATTTTTCTTTGCAAAGGAAATTGAAAATGGGT